TATTCGATCAGTGATTCACGAGACTCATGGAAACTTTGAAGCTACAAAGAAAATATTTGTAAATAAATTCCCTACAACAGATGATGATGTTATTGTTGTCTATGCAAACGCTCTAGGAAAAGACAATAACGGTGCTCCTATTCGCCGTAGTTATTATAACAAGTTCTATGGAGTTGACGAGTTGACTGGAATTCAATCAACTACAGCTGGATCGGGAGTGGCTGTTCTTGAATTAATGATTACTGGAAAAGTATCCGGTATGATTAATCACTCGGACATAAATTTAAAGGACTTTGTTTCCACAGAGTCCTTTAAACGGTATTACAGCACGAGTAAATAATTACTCTTCGAACGGTAGTTTACCTCTTAACTTTTTCCACCACGACTGTTTTTCGGGTGCTTTAGCCACAGGTTGCGATTGTTGTGGGCTAGGCATAGGATCTACAGCCTTTGCTGGTTTATTTGCAGTTAATCCTGCAAAAATCTGGAATTGACGCGGCGGCATGCCGTGTTTATGAACATAATAGTCAAACGCCCACTTTACTCCGTGTTCTTTAATCGAGTCCTGTACCATGTCGCTGAGGCGAACTTCACCTTTTCCCTGAGTGCTCGACTTTGGTGCCTTGGTGTACTTCTCTGAATCACCCTGCCAAGGGCCGCGATATTCCTCATCCACTTCTCTGTTATGTGCAACAGTCAGGCCGGGCTTGTTTAGTTTAACCATATCACCCTTGGCTTGAACAACACTCTGGAATATTAGTGGAAACCCGATCATTTCTCCCATATCTTCCTTAGGGCCCAAGACATATCTTCCGTTTGGACGGAGACCGGCTTCGTTCGCTTCACCGGGGGACATTGTAATGCATGGTAGCTTAGTGGTTGTGGCCGTTATCTTGTCTTTCTGATTTCTAGGATGAGATCTCTTTAAACTCTTCATAGGCTCTGTAGAAATCATCAACTTAGGGCCATCGTTATCTGCAAGTATGTTGGCATAGAACTCGTGTCCGAATTCTTTGGCAAAATTTACATTAAAGTCAATTGTTACATTACTACTTGACTCTTTAGATGTGCCGCCGCCTTGTTTGATCCACTCTTCAGCTTGAGACATAGCAGACTTGTCATCCATTGCCTCGCCTTTTTGCATAATTGTATCTTCTTGGCCTTTCTTTCCAGGCTTCATTACTTGCCAGACTACTCTCTCACCGGGCTGTGAAGCAGGACGATAGCGTATAATCCAGCCGTGATATTCGATGTTGACTGGTGGTTTCCGTGCAGCCGCCTTTTTCTCATCATGTTGCTTAGTTAGGATATTTGTAATAGCATCCTCGTTTGTACCCTTACCTGCATCGGGGTCGTCTTTTCTAGCACCAGTTCTTGTGTTAATTTTCTGGTTGGCTACAGCAACACCCTGGACTGATTTAGCAAGTTTTCTTAATGGACGTTGCTTGAAGCTATCATTTGATTTTGCTGCATCCTTGTATGCTTGCATCTTCCCGACACTTAACTCATTTAATTGAGATTCTTCCCAGCGTGCCTTAACTTCGTCGAGTACCTTTTCGTAGCTTACATCAACGGCCGGCGCCGAACGATTAATACCGCCCATTGTACCTTCTTCTGTCTTTTTCTTGGCATCATTGTCAAATTGTTTCTTTGTTGCCTTGACAATTCCACTGAAACGCTTATTTCCACGCCCGTAATCGCCGGACTTATCCGCGGCTCTGGCGTCTTTTGCAGCAGCAGTCTTATATTTTGTTAAGAGTTCGGTAGAAACCTCGTCAATTTCTTCATCTTCGAACATTTCATCATCTTGATCGGCGAGTTTTTCCACCACAGTAACGTTTTCAATGGTATTTCTCATGTTTCTACCATCAGCTGTAGTAAAATAGACATAACCATCTTCGACTTTGGTAACTTTGCCCTCGAGTTTTGGTGTTCTGATAGCATCACCGGGGACAGGCAGGTCCGAACCTTCCTCCATCGGCTTAGAAGTTTTCATCCATTCATCGTGATTAAACGGTTGGGTAGGATACTTCGGGTCAGCAGGGGCCTTATTTAGGGGCGCAGCATGCTTTCTCCAAGGGCGATTATCGTCTTCCCTTCTCCCCGAGTCAAATTGATCAATCTTCATGGTCAGAATCCTTTTCGTTTAGACTATTTATCCATTATTTGATCTATTACTTCACTTTGTATATAATGACTAAACAGTATGGCTAAATACTGATCCAGCGGTAAATCCAGCAGGATAATATCAGGAGAAAAGCATGATATCAGCAAAGCTTCTCCTTGCATATCTTTTACAGACAGTAGGAATTGTCGGTACAGATGTTGACACGTCAAAAGTAGATTTGGATCAGGCATATTGCCTGGCCCAGAACATATATTACGAGTCAAGGAACGAGGATATAAAAGGACAATTTGCGGTAGCCTCGGTTACCCTAAACAGAGTTAACGACCCGCGCTATCCATCAACGGTCTGTGAGGTTGTAAAACAGATTACAATTTCGAAGGTGACAAAAAAGCCAGTTTGTCAGTTTTCGTGGTACTGTGAAAAAGATAAGAGAGGAAGAGATCTGCCTGTTAAGAATAAGGACGGATCTATAAACCAAATAGTAATAGACCAATTTCAGGTGGCCAGCATGGTAGCAATTACTGCACTGAGTTCTAAGGTAGAGGATAATACAAAAGGTGCCACACATTTTCATAATCCGTTCACAAGTTTCCCACCCTGGAGACATGAGTTAAAGAAGACAATGAGAGTTGGAAATCACGATTTCTATAGATGGGATTAGAATGTCATATAACGATCCGGCACCTGACAACTGGAGATCAGACCCCGGGCTTTCTTCTGTTTCTTTATACAAGAAAAGGTTTGCCCTAATACCTGTAAAATGTTCGTCCGGCGAGTCTGTATTATTCAAGTCATATTATAAGAAATTTCTAATATGGACTCACGGTGATACAGCTAATCTAGTAGAGGAAAACTACCTTCATACCGACTTCATTGAGAACATCACTGAGTCAGAGTATATAGTCAGAAAGTTAGCCGAAACTCTGTGACCTGCCCATAACTACAGCGTAAAATCGTTTCGTAGTCAAGGGGCATAGATGCAAAATTTCATAGATTTAATTCAAGATATACTTACCAATGGTGTAGATAAGTCGGACAGAACCGGGATAGGTTCTAAGGCAGTATTCGGTAGACAACTTCGCTGGGATCTTTCCGACGGTTTCCCAATTATCACGACCCGCAAAGTTCCTCTACGTATAGCGTTTGAGGAGACCATGTTCTTTTTACGTGGGGAAACCAATACCAAACTCCTTGAGGAGAAGAAAATCAATATCTGGAAGAAGAATACTTCCAGAGAGTTTCTTGATGGCCGGGGCCTGCATCATTTGCCCGAAGGTGATATGGGTAAGGGCTACGGCTATCAATGGCGACATTGGGAGACCATGGATGCAAAGATGACCTGGAGTTGGTCCGACGAAGAAAATATCGAACGTGTAAAACGCGGCCCTGAAGTTGACCAAATTAGAGAACTCTTGGAGGGTATTAAGAAAGATCCTTTTGGACGTCGCCATGTTGTGACAGGGTGGAATCCCGGACAATTACATGAGATAGCTTTGCCGCCGTGCCATATGCTACATATGTATTCTGTGACACCCGATAATAAACTACACACGTCTTTTGTGATGCGCAGCAACGATGTCCCGTTTGGACTGCCGTTTAACATTATGGGATATGCACTTCTTAACCATATTTTTGCAAAACACCTGGGCCTGACTCCGGGTGAGCTTGTCTATATGGGGTGGGATGTTCATATCTACCAAAATCAGATGGATATGGTTCGAGAACAGCTCACTCGTACCCCGAGAAAGTTACCCACTTTTAATATTAAAAAGGATCTATCCACTTTTGAAGATATCATGAACTTGCAGTGGGAAGATGTCGAGCTTATCGGATACGATCCATATCCGGACATTGCTGATAAGCCGGAGATGGCAACATGAATCAGATTACAGACGAGCAATTTCAGAAGATTACTCTGATTGATAGACTATTTGGGTCAATAAGTGTTGAGAAACTAAGAGATTTTGTCGAATCTGAGCAGATTGTTTCAAGACTAACAGGTGTTGAGGATAATCCTCAACTTTTGCTTACACTGATACATGAACGTGACCTTCTGGCAGCCGACAATGCACAGCATAAACAAGATATTCTTTCGTTAAGGAGCGACGTTAATAGTCTCATCAAGGCACTGTCGCAACTTTATAATCCATATAGCAGTGAGCTAAATGACCTAAAAAATAAGCACGGCATTTACTAACGGATAAATAGTTTTGTCACACAAAGGTGACAAATTTCAAAACTAATATCCGCTTAAGGAAGGATGCCAAAATGTCATACAACAAAACAAAATGCGACCCGCATCTGGGTAAACAAATTCATGAACATCTAGTAAAGTGTGGAGTAGAAACTCCTGTGTTTGATACTACTCTTGACCGTAAGGACAAGATTGATCTTATTGAAAAGCACTTTGCAGTCATTATGGAAACACTAGGATTGGATCTTTCAGACGACAGCTTGAATGAAACACCAAAACGTGTTGCCAAAATGTATGTAAATGAAATCTTCTGGGGTCTGGACTACGAGGCATTTCCAAAATGCACGGCAGTAGACAATAAGATGAAGTACGACGAAATGGTCGTAGAGAGAAACGTTAATGTGCAATCAAACTGTGAGCACCACTTTGTTATCATTGATGGATTAGCTACAGTTGCTTATATTCCTAATAAGAAAGTATTGGGTCTGAGCAAAATCAACCGAGTAGTTGAATATTTCAGCAAGCGTCCGCAGATTCAAGAAAGATTAACTGAGCAAGTTTATCATGCCCTGCAATTTATTCTTGAAACTGACAATATTGCAGTTGTTCTACATGCACAGCACTTCTGTGTCAAGAGCCGCGGCGTGGAAGATACAGGGTCGAGTACAGTTACAAGTAAATTAGGCGTAGTCTTTAAGACTGATCCAAATGTCAGAACTGAATTTATGGGCCTAGTGGGAATAAGGAACTGATCATGCAACCAGTAAGCTATAAATATACCAGCACCAAAGAATATCATGATGCATTTCCGTGTGCCTACCGTCAATGGAGATCTGATAGCCATTGTAATTTAATACATGGCTATAGCTTCTCGATGAAGTTCTACTTTGGTACAAACGACCTCGATGTAAGAAATTGGGCTGCTGACTACGGCGGCCTCAAAGATCTTAAGGGAATTCTCGAGGACCAGTTTGATCATACGTTGATTGTGGCCGCCGATGATCCCGAGATGGCTACCTACAAGCTTCTTCAAGAAAAGAAGATGGCTAAGATTGTGGTATTGCCTAAGTTGGGATGCGAAGGATTGGCCGATCAGCTTTATAAGTTTGTCAATGGTGTATATATAATAGATTATTGGGGTCCCGGCGAGGCATCAAGGTTGTGGTGTTATAGAGTCGAAGTTCGGGAAACACAATCTAATATGGCTTATCGTGAAGGCCACCGAGAATGGAACGAAGACTTGTTTGAGTAATGGTGTTTGACTTCCTTGTGAATATCAGTTAGAATACACAAGGAGGTAAATCATGGCCATAACAGAAATTAAGTCACCCACTAAGGGTATTATTGGATATCTGCACGAAGTAGAGTGCAATGAACCCAATAGTATCCTTATCTTTCAATTGCCCCGAACTACTGTTCAAATAAGTGAGTCTTATGTTAAAGGTGCAATGGATTCAATTAAGAAATCGTTGCCAGAAGGTAGAACTGCACTTATTATTGGGTGTGATGTTAATGTCTACGAGTTAGCCGAAGCTGATGCAATTGTTATGAAATTAAAAGGGTTAATTTGAATAAAATAACAAAAGAAGAGGCATTAGAGCTCTTAAAGAAAGTCATGGGCCCGCCTACTAGAGAACTCATAGGTGATGAACATGCTCATACTTGGTTAGTCTTGCAGTTCTTAGAACCCGTGTATGTAAGTAACAATCAAAGCTCAATTACCGAAATATATCATCAGGCCGGTAAGGTATATCATGTCCATTATTTTACAATGGCCGAAGAACCAATGATAGAAGAAGTTGAACAACTCCCCGGAGAGTCGATAAATATCATATGATATTTGCACTATTAACTCTTCTCACCTCGTTAGCCTTAGCCACCGTTGCAGGATGGTTTTCAATTGTCGGTTTTATGGCAATCTATGCAGGTGCACCAATTCCAGCACTCATTATGGGTGCAACAATAGAATCTGCCAAACTCGTATCTATTAGCTGGATATACAGAAATTGGCAATATATTAACTGGAAATTAAAGGTTCCTTTAATATACTTTATTGTTGCATTAATGGTTGCAACAAGCATTGGCGTCTTTGGATTTTTATCAAAGGGGCATCTGGAGCAAGGTGCAGGCACAATTGATAATTCATCAAGAATTGAAACACTTAACTATCAAATTCAGAGAGAAAAGAATTTAATTGCCGATAATGAAAAAATGATCGGGCAATTAGATGCAACTGTTAATTCTTTTCTCGGAAAAGATAGAGCTGATAGATCACTCTCAGTTAGACGTAGTCAAGCGCCGCAACGTAAGCAGTTAAGAGAGGACAGTGACGCCGCCCAGAAGCGTGTCGATACATTAAGTGAGGAAAAGTTTAAGTTAGAATCAGAAGTTAGAAAGATGGAATTGGAAGTAGGCCCTATTAGATACATAGCAGAGCTATTCTACGGCGTCGAGGAGAATGCAACAAAAAATATTGAAGCAGCAGTCAGAATATTCACATTACTACTAGTGTCGACACTTGACCCTCTTGCAGTTATACTATTAATAGCCGCTAATCACACATTATTGCGACTCAAGGATGAGAAAGAAAAGAAGACCACAGCGACTGAACATGATGGACGTGCCGTCAACGAAACCACCAGTGGTTGGGAAACGCCTCGCAAAGCAAATGATGAAGTCGAGGAAGTATCTATTAACAATAATGCCGTCGAGTTTCAATCAAATATACAAGTTCCAGTTCGGGGGACTGAAGAAGGCGAGGTATCTCATTCGGTATTGCAGGAAGCTGTGGAAGAGTTAGATGAAGAAAAGAAAACTACTGCAGACGAGAGTAAAAGCTTTCCAGAGATATTATATCCAGTCGCCGCGCAGGAAGGCAAAGACGAGGATAACGAGGAGCCGACTGATATCATACGTGAAATACTCAAGGGGTCACCAGCGCCCGCCGTGCAAGAGCACGAAGAAACGGTATCTAAGGTAGACCTAGAAGAGTTAAAGTCAGCATTAGGGAAGTTTTCGGATAAAAACAAAAACTCTCTCCCGGTTGTGCGTCAGCCACAACCCTCGAAGGTGATATTTCATGAAGAAGTATCGTCGCCCACCACTAACCCCGAGCCGACTGTATATCGAGACACAGTAATGAGAGAACTGTTGGGCAATGAGTCACATTTTATTCCAAAGAAAGTAAATGAAGGAAGTCTGCCGGAGATGGAAGTACCTGTAGATCATGCAGCGCACAGCCTTAATAAGGATGTTCAGCCTAAGGATGTCAATAAGTACAGTTATCCGAAAGCTCTAAGTTGGTTAACGGAATTTAAGAGGATCTAATATGGATAACGTCGAAGGCACTACCATTAAGAAAGTTATCAATTGCTCGTTCTGTGGGAAAGATCGTCATCAAGTTGAGCAAATGGTTGAAGGTCCAGAATTTAGCGGCAAGAATATATATATTTGCAATGAGTGCGTAGATGTTACATACGAAATTCTACATAAAGAAGAGGATGTAGTAGTTAAGAAAAAGAAGGAAAAAATTCCTTCGCCAGAACAGATTAAACTTGGCCTTGATGAATACATTATTGGTCAAGATAAGGCTAAGATTGCTGTGGCCGTCGCCGTCTACAACCATTATAAACGCATACATGGAACGTCAAAGACAGAAATCGAAAAGTCTAACCTTTTGATGGTCGGTGAATCGGGGTGTGGCAAGACATTAACAGTTAAGACAATTGCTAAGATGTTCGATTTGCCATATGTTATTGCAGATGCCACTACGCTGACCGAGGCCGGCTACGTAGGAGAAGATGTGGAAAATCTCATCAAGCGTCTTATTCAGAATGCAGGAGATGATTTAGAAAAGGCCAGCAGAGGAATTATTTTTATTGATGAAATTGACAAGAAAAGTAGGAAAAGCGAGTCATCTACAGTAACAAGAGATGTATCGGGTGAAGGTGTACAGCAATCTTTACTTAAAATTATTGAAGGAACTGTAATCAAGGTAGAAGACGGATTTGAAGAGCCCGTGGACTTTGATACAAAAAATATTCTGTTTATTTGCAGCGGTGCATTTGTTGGATTAGATGAAATTATTCGTAAGAATCGAGCTAAGACAAGTATCGGCATTGGTGCTACATTAAATACAAAAATTCCGTTCTCTCAAACCGTTACAGATGTTCGTCCAGACGATTTTATTAAATTCGGTCTTATCCCAGAGTTTATCGGTCGCCATCCAGTGACAGTCGTGTTCGATGATCTTACACCGTCAATGATGGTTAGGATTCTCAAAGAGCCTAAAAATAGTATTGTTAGCCAATTCAAGGCCCTGTTCAAATATGAAGGCATTGCCTTAGAGTTCGATGATAAATACCTACTGAATGTAGCAGAAGAATGTCTGAAACAGAAGGTTGGTGCAAGAGGGTTGCGCTCAATCATGGAGAAGGATCTCCAGGCTGTTCAATTTGTTCTGCCCCGACTAGCAAAGGAAGGAGTCAACAAAGTTTTTGTTGATTCAACTGGGACAATTAAACATGTTTACAAGGCAAAGAAACGAGCAAGCAATGAGCAATAAATATAAAGACTCAAAGAAGCACCGCGGCATTACAGTTGAAGTACGCAACGACGATTTCAGTCGCGCTTTGCGCACCTGGTCGAAGAAAGTTCAGGACAGCGGCCTTCTGCAAGAAGTGAAGGAACGCATGTCTTTCGAAAAGCCTGCAGTTGCTAGACAGCGGCTTAAGAAGCAAGCTCGTAAGCGTTGGGAACGCAAGGTCGAAGAGATGATCGATCTCGGTGCATGGCACAAAGATAAGAATTATTGATAGTTCGTTAACTATCGCACACAAATGGGGCCTTAGGGCCCTATTGTTGTCTATCCGGGTTGACTTAGACTCGCTATTATATTACATTCAAGTTTGCGTTAATACATGGCCTTAGGGTGTAACGCATCGAACCAGGATGGTTCGGAAAATTATGCGTACAATAGTTAGATAGGCTAATTAACGTATATAGTGACGGTGACGTCATGTAGTCAAATAACGTAAAGGAAACAAATCATGAAAAAGAGTCTTTTGGCACTAGCTGTCTTGATGGCTATGGGTGGATCGGCATTTGCTGACTGCGGTGGCGGAAATGGGTCATCCGACCCTCCGTCCAATGGCTGTAAGCCGACAACCCCTGTAACCCCGCCAAGCGCAGGTGGCGCAGGTGGCGCAGGTGGCGCAGGTGGCGCAGGTGGCGCAGGTGGCGCAGGTGGCGCTGGTGGCTCAACTGGTGCAATTACGAATACAAACACTGCCAATGGCGGTGCCGGTGGTTCATCGTCAGCCGGTGCTGGCAACGTTGGTAACGTTGGCAGCTTTAGCTCAGTCAAAAGCCTGTCGCCGGAAGCAACTGCGAACAGTACCAATCTGAACACCAATGCAAACACCAGCGTCAATACCAACACTGCTGCACAAGGCCAGCAACAAGGGCAGGCCATCGTTGGTTCTGGCAATAGTTCTACTGTCGTCGGTGTTAGCACCAAGGGTACTGTCGGTAACGTATCCGGTGGCAGTGTAACTGTTGCTGCTGGCGCCGTACAAAATAGCGTAAATACCAGTGGAACAGTCGGGAATGTGTCTTCTACCTCCGCAGGTGGCGCGGGCGGAAGTGCAACTATTGCTAGTGGTGCGGTTCAGAACACCGTTAGCACAGCAGGAACCGTCGGAAATGTTTCTTCGACCTCGGCCGGCGGCAGCGCATCCATTGCTGAAGGTGCGGTTCAGAACACCGTTAGCACGGGTTCCCAGAGTCTCTCGGTTAACACCGCTGGAACTGTTGGCTCACTTGCTACAGGTGACCAGGCCAACAGTCAAAGTGTTGTGATTGGCGACAATCAGTACACGGTAGATGCTGCTAAGGTCAGAGCTGACGCTGACAGGGATATTGCTAATCTACAAACCGGCACCACAGGTACTCGTGGTGTTGCCGATAAGGAGATCGCCGGTATCAATGCCGCTGCACAGACTGAATCCGCAAGAACACTGGCAGATGCACAGGTCCGTTATGCAGAAATCATGAAGACAACTACAGTGAAAAACACACCTAGCGTCGATGGTCCTGCGCTGACAAGCTCGAACGATACTTGCATGGGATCAACATCAGGCTCGGCCAACGTACCGGGCATTGGTATTGGTTTCGGTACAAGTTGGGTCGATAACAATTGTAAGATGCTGAAGAACAGTCGCGAACTCTGGAATATGGGTATGAAGGCTGCTGCATTGGCTCTTATGTGCAAAGACCCCGACAACAAGGAAGCTCTTGAAATCACCGGGTTTGTCTGCCCACAGACTGCCAAGGAAAACGCAGCTAAGTCTGCCGCTGATTCTTCGACTGCCGCCGCAGTAGCTAACGCTGAACCTACTGATCCGATTGTTCGTGCCAGAATGGGTTTGCCAGCTTTAGTAACCGCATCGAAGTAAAAAGGAGACGCCATGAAATATCTAATCGTCATGGCGGCTCTAGCAGTTACTTCAACTGCTTTTGCTGCCGAAGTGAGCGTAAAGAGGGCGGCGCTAGGATCGGGCACTCCTGCATTAAATGTCAGCGGTGTTGAAAATGCAATTGTTGTGGACAACGCTAAAGTTGAAAACGATATTTTGCATGCTCCGCAGTACATGCCCAATTACCCAACAGCGGCTACAATCTGGCCACGGGTAATCGAAGTTCCGTGTACTAAAGATGTTGCCGGTAAGGTGGTCTGCGCTGGATACAATTGGAGTCCTAGTATGGGGCCCGGAGAATATCTATTTGTGAGACCGAAGGTAGTAGTTGCGCCTGAACCGCGTATCTTTACTGAGAGAGTCGAAGTTCCGGTACCTGTTATTGTGACCAGGGAAGTTTTTATCGAAGTCCCTGTTAAGAAGAAGAAAGAGTAATTTAGTCTACTCCTGGAAAAGCTAGCCCTGGCTAGCTTTTCCATTTATACTATCAATATGTCAGTCATTGTAAACATTGCCTTAGCAACCATCTGCTTCACGTATCAAGGTACTGAAGAATGTCATCCTGTTTTGTTAGGAAAGACCGACACCACCCCTAAGGGTGAATTTATTCTGCGCAAGCGAATTACTGCCGATCCCGGGTATGGCGGAGATGTATTACAATTTCATGAAACCCCAACCGAAGTCTATGCCATTCATCGAGTCTGGCTACGAAAACCCGAACAAAAACGTCTAGAACGCCTACGCAGCAATAATGTTAGTGATCGATACATCAGTGCAGGATGTATAAATGTGGATCCTGTAGTCTACAATAGATTAATGGATTGTTGTACTTATACCCAGTTAATAATTAAGTAGATACGATAAATATGCAAAGTAATGGAGATTTTGCATATGAAAAAACGTGCTCTACTGGTTGGTATAAATTATGTTGGTACAGGACATCCGCTAAAAGGGTGTATTAATGATGTTAAAAACATCAAGGCTCTACTCGAGTCGCGTGGCTTTACCGAGATTGAATTAATTCTCGAAAAAGAGGCAACTACAGCCAACATAATGGCCGGATTGCGTCGTTTAGTAGCCGGGGCCGAGCCCGGCGATGTCATATTTTTCCACTATAGTGGTCACGGTTCTCAGACCTTTAGCACATTAGAGGATGATAAGTTAGATGAAATCATTTGCCCAATTGACATCGACTGGGTTAAAAATGTCATCACTGATAATGAATTAAAAGAAATATTTAATCCTGTTCCAAACGGTGTAAATGTAACAGTTATTCTAGATTGCTGCCACAGCGGTCACGGTTTGGATCATAACGAAACTGCTGCTGTTGGGACCAAGGACATATTGGAGGCACCGAAAGTCAAGGTGTCGACACGTTCCAAGAAGCAGCGTCATTTACCACCACCTCCGAGCGTTCTTGCAAAGGCTAAAAGGAAGAAGATGGTTCTTAGAGAATGGTCGACGAGCAGAGATATTAACCAGAGTGCCCTATTAATTGCTGGATGCATGCCACACCAGACATCTGCAGATGCCACCATTGATGGTGTACCACAGGGCGCAGCAACGTCGTCGATCATTTCCGCGGTAAAGGCCAACCCTGAAATTACATATCTAGAGTTATTCAATAGAATGACCGGATTTATGGTAACAAATAAGTTTTCCCAGAGGCCGCAACTTGACGGATCGTCTCTACTTTATGGCAGAAAATTTATTGAGCCTTGGATAGTTGAAACACCCGCGCCAGTTGAAGAACCAGTTGTCGTTGTTGCTCCACCTGCTGTAATTGTAGAATCGGCACCAGCTGACGATAAGAAAAATAAGGCACTGATGATAGGTGCAGGTATATTGGTGTTAGTTGTTCTATTTTTGATCTTTGGCTAAATTGACAAGATAAATAATTTTGTAAGATGCCCATAGCGGGGTCTTACAAAATAGCGGTATGGTGCCGCATATTAACTTGCTTAAAAAGGAGTATATTATGTCAAGAAGTGATTTTTCACGCCTATTCGATCAACTCGAAGCTCTCTCTGTTGGATTCGGTCCCGTATTTAGAGATTTCCAGAATCCAACCAGTAGTTATCCACCTCACAATATTGTCAGAGTCTCTGATAACGAATTCTATCTCGAACTTGCTATAGCAGGATTTAAGAGAGATGAAATTCAGATGGAGGAACATCAGGGACAACTAACAATTAGAGGAGATAAGGCAACCGATACGTCGGATACATCTTATCAATTCCGTGGAATTGCCGCTCGATCATTCTCAAAGAACTTTCGCATTGCTGAATACTTTGAAGTTAGCGACGCTTCCCTTGAAGACGGTATTTTAACGGTTAAGTTTACGAAGAATGTGCCCGAGGAAGCGAAGCCTAAGATGATTGCCATAAAGTAATCTAATTTTCTTACAAAAGGGCCCCATTGGGGCCCTTTTCCAATAGTATATAATATAGAAATATTAGATAAATAATAGCAACTTCTTAGGAGACGAATATGGCTATTACCAACATGAAAAAACTTCCGGATAAGGATATCTTATCAGATCCAATTACCTATGTTACAGATCCGGGCACATTGACTGTTAACTTATCTACCTTTGAAGTATCGGTACACGACGGTGTTACACCCGGCGGTTTACCAGTTGGTGGCGGTGGCCCATTGCCACCCGGTGTAGCCACCGAAGCATATGTAGATACAGCAATCTCTAATTTAGTTGATGGTGCACCAGCAATGTTGGATACCTTAAACGAATTAGCAGCCGCATTGGCAGATGATGCGAATTTTGCCACAACAATGACCACAGCCCTAGGAAATAAAGCAGATACATCAAGTCTTGCACCAGTGGCAACAAGTGGCTTATATTCATCTCTTACAGGAACACCGGTTCTAGCGACCGTGGCAACAAGTGGCTCTTACAGTGATTTATTGAACATTCCGTTACCTCTAGGAAGCCACCTGCTAAACATTGACCGTCGTCGCACTGATACGTATGTCGCCGATGGTTCTTCAGACAGGCCATTTAAGACTATTGCAGCAGCAGTGGCTCAGGCAGTTTCAAACGGCGATGGCGCGTCGACGCCGTATAGTTTTATTGTTGCTGAAGGAACCTATGCTGAGGGAATTAACCTCAACAGCACTGGTCTGTCAAATGTATCTCTCGTTGGTTTGGGACGAGTTGCTATTGATCCAGTCAGCGGTAATGCACTTACATGCACGTCTGGTAACAGTGGGTTGAAGCAGTTGGTTATTCGTAATATGGAATTCGCAGATCCAGTAGTTATTACTGGCGACAGTACAGCTGATCAGTTCAACAATGTTGTATTCTATGATGTTGCAATGGGTGTTCTTACAGCAACATGTATGAATTCGCTGAATATTCGTGGTGCATACATTAGTGGAACAGTCACTCTTTCCAACGTTGCCTGGTTCTATTGGGATGGCGTACAACACGATGCTCAGACAGTAACGGTTATCTCCGATACCACAGCAACACTACCTGCATGGGGTATGGCAAATGCCGGTGGATACTTTGTCGGTGGCAAGTTCCAAGACCTAGTTTTTACAAGAACAGGCACTGGCAACTTTAACATGAATATAAATAGTTGCTATACTGGTCTAACAGCTGGTGCATATACTGTACCTGTCGGTTTTACTGTAAATGCACGTAATAGCACCATGAGAGGTACCTGGACCAATAGTGGCACCATGAACCTATATAGCTCTACTGTATTAAATCCAATTGGTGGCGCTGGAACAACAAACTATCCTGGAATTACAGGTGCTCAAACAGTTCGCACTTCCAATGTTACCTTCCCCGATGGAACACAGAGTGGTGCTGCAATAAGCATTACAGATTTGCAGACTCTTGTGGCGGCCTGTGCCGACTTTGATGCATTCAAAACTGCTATTGCGGCACTTTAATTAGACTTCAACCTTGACAAACTCGACTCTATATAGTAGACTGTACCTACTATATAGAGGCGTGACTTATGTCAACTGAAATCGAAGTCATTGAAAAGATTGACGAGACAATTAAAGTACAAATTCCGAAGTTATACAAGGTATTGTTGCATAATGACGACACTACCACGTTTGATTTCGTAATTGCAATTCTTATGAAGATTTTTCATAAGACTGTCGAAGAAGCGGTTGAGGTAACTAAAGCGATTCATGTCGAGGGCCGCGGAGTCGCTGGCGCGCCTTATACACGTGAGATTGCCGAGGAAAAGACAAATGAGACAATTAGCTTTGCAAGAGCTAACGGATTTCCTTTAACCGCCACGTTTGAAGAACTTTAACCATAAATATCCTGTGTATACAGGAAATCGATGTCATCAACTCTAATCCCAATTAAAGCCTTTTTAGGAAAATATTACTCGGAACTATTATACTCGGCTTCTCAGGACAAGTATAAAAATACTGGCTTGGATGCATTCTTTGAGCAGAGATTTTATATCCAAAATAATAAGGTCCAGATGATAGTAGATCCTACTATGTCAGGACTAACTGTAGTAGTATCGGGTAATGAATTACTCATCAGTAAAGAACTATACGACCATCCGGGTGTTGTGGTTACTAATTCGTTGGAAAATACGCAAGCCACCAACCCTAGAAATTTATATAATCCTGAAACATTTCCAACTCTTGCTTATCTTGTCTGCCAAAATCATACCACTTTTCAAATTGTTGGAGAGATTGATGAGCCAATCTATGTACGGTATAGATGTGAATTTGAGACATTCTATAATTCGGTAATTGTATTTAACATCTCAGATGGGATTGAAGTAGAGATAGTAGAAGAAATCGAAAGTTATAGTGCAATAAACTCAGTCACTAATTACATTCTGTACCCGTCCTCAAAGCTTAATCTCAGCACTTTCTATCAGAATAATATATCTGGTATCTCTTTCTGCTACAGAAATGTGATAGCACAGAGTAATTCTTCCTTCACCCATGTTCTATTTGGTAAAGGATCGTCGAATATAATTGACGAAAATAGATTACAGGTTTTTAGTGGCTCTAAATCGGAATTATTGGGCGTTATAAACTCCGACGGCCGCAGATTCCACTCAATTCTGTATGTAGAACCGCAAGCTGCCGACTATAAGGTAGATGTGGTATATAAGGATGTGCTCAGTGGCAAGGCAGACGTTACATTTTTCCCTATAATTGTCGGGAATGTAATTTCAGATTCGGCCACTATTGAGGTCTCGGATATCACGGTCGAGGATATACCAGCAGACAAAATCGAGACCGAAGTTACAGAGTTTGTGTCCGATATTATAGATCGTGCTAAATTAGAAAGAATGGTGGGAGTTAAAAGGTTCTACGATAACAAATCAAAGTTCCTGCACTTTCCATAAATAATAAGTGGGTAATACCCACGTATAACCAGCCGGAGAAATAAAAATGTTTAATATTACAGATATCCTATCTTTGGGGTCAGCATACACTGTTGCCGATCAGGCAGGCAACATTATTAATACAATTCAGGTAATACCAATGACTGAATTGCTAGAGGCCGCAGTAGGACCTTATACCGATGACTTCGGCAATTTTCAAACTTACATTGATCGATCAATTGAGACCTTGTCGGGGTACGATGAAATTGATCCGTATCGAGTTCTTTGGTTCGCAACCTCGAAAGATGAAGTTGCACTATCTGAGATTATAGAATATGCTGTCAAGAATGGTTACGATAGGATTATACTCGAACATCTTGAAGAATTAGAGTAATACTGTTATAATTACTAGGCCCTATTAGCTCAGAAAAATGGACGACCTCTGCACACAAGGCGGCGCCGCCGGCTACATGTCATTCCCAGTTACACTGTAGAGAGCAGCCAGCACTTAACTGGAAGGACGGTGGTTAGAAGTGTTCCATCATGGGGTACCATATTTGATATTATGAATGAAGAAAAACGAAGTGTAATATGTGCATGGATAGGCGGCGGCGAATGCTGTCGCCATCCTACCATGTATGGGAAATCATACTGTGAGGTACATCACGATAGAATGTATACTACTATGCTTCCAGAGATGGCTAATTATATAATTGAGAAAGAACTAAAGGAAGTCCTTCAGAAGCCGATTGACTCTTAGGCAGGTTCCTGATATACTAAAAGTATACAAGGAAAAATATGAGCATTCTAAAGATTCTGGAAGACATTGGTTCTGACACGAAACGTGGGCATAAGCTGGCGCTTATTGAACAACACAAGAATAACGACCTTTTCCTTAAGGTAGTCAAACTTGCATTGGATCCGTATGTCAATTTTTACATCAGAAAAATCCCAGAATACACCTTCAGATTCCTTGACGGGGCCAATGACAGTCACAAGACCCTCGACTGGGCACTGGCTGAACTTGAGAAGCTTTCAAACCGCCAACTCACCGGCAACGCAGGTATTGAGCATTTGCGCAGTATTTTGTCTGAGCTCGATAGTGATGATGCCACTGTTGTTAGGCGCATTATTGGTAAGGATCTTCGCTGCGGTATGGCGGATGGTATCGTCAACGCGGTAGTCGACAAGTTTATTCCTACATATCCATGTCTGCTTGCTCGTCCTTACGACGAGAAAAACATTAAAAATATCACTTACCCGGCCTACAGTCAACTCAAGGCCGATGGTCTCCGAGCAAATGCCATCGTCGACGGGCACAAGGTTACATTATGTGGTCGTAGCGGCAGAGAAATTGATTTGCTCGGGTATCTAGATCAGCCAATGATTCACTTGGCGGCCGAATTTCCCTGGCCAGTAGTGTTCGATGGTGAATTTGTAGTAGTCAATGAACACGAAATGGTGATTGACCGCAAAACCGGTAATGGTATCATTAATAAGGCCATCAAGGGAACAATTAGCGATGCTGAGGCTAAGACGATCCGTTTCCAGATTTGGGATGCAATTCCTCTTGCCGAATTCAAGGACGGAAAGTCAGTCGACACATACAAGGAACGGTTTGAGCGTCTAATTCAGGCAGTTGACGGAGATTTTAAGAACTGGAAGCCGTATTGGGTTATTCCTTACAAAACTGTTGGGAGTTTGCCCGAAGCGGTTGCACACTTCGAACAGTTGTTAGCTCAAGGGCACGAAGGAACTATTCTTAAGAATTATCGTGCTCTCTGGGAAGATACTCGAAGCAAGCATCTGGTAAAATTCAAAGCGGAAAAAGATGCTGATCTGGAGATTATCGGTTGGAACCCAGGCGAAGGTAAATTCTTGGGGCAGGTCGGCAGTCTAATTTGTGCAAGTAGCGATAGG